TTTGGCTGGCGTTGAATGTCGTCCACGTCGTGCCGTCGAAGTGCAGCAGGTAGTCGCCCGCGTCGTTGGCGACCAGCATGTGGTCGCCGCCTTGGTTCGCCAGCTGGCTGGCGCAGTAGTTGCCGGATGCCTGCCCCGACTTGATCACGACCGGTGCGTTCGACGTCACGTCGTACAGCTTGGTGGCGTTGCCCGCGTAGATGCGCTGGTTGTTGCCGGATGCAAAGCGGAATGCAGAAATGACCGGCGTGGTTTCGGGCAGCACGCTCCAGCGGGTGCAGCCGCCGCGCAGCTTGACGCCCTTCATGGTCGGCACCCAGTTGTCCATGATCAGCGCCGCACCGGGCTGCATGTAACTTTCGTTCTCATTCAGGATCAGCCCGCGCGTCGGTGCGGGGATCGTGATCGCCTGCAGCTGCTGGGCAACCTGCTGCGGCACCGGCTGGCGGCGGAAGGCCTGATGCAGGCTCATGTCGGCACCGGCCACGGGTAGGCGACGTTGACGGTCCTTGACGCAGGCCCACGGTCAATGATGATCGGAGACGGACTGTCCTTACCCATCGCGGTCTGCAGCGCATCGCCGTAGGTGCCCATGTCCTCGGCGTAGGCGGTGCCCTTCTGCGCCTTCCACTGCCAGATCATGCCCAGCTTCAGCAGCCGCTCATCGAGCGCAAAGCTGTCGCCGTCATCGGTGAAGCTGTCGCCGACGCCGCCCGACTTCAGCGCCACGCAGTTCTTGTCGAGATAGGCGAAGGTCGCGGTGACGCCCACCGCCATCACCGGCCAGATCAGCATCTGGCCGCCGACAATCGTCCACTCGCCCCATGCCGAGAACCGGTTCAGCGCCCGGCGCTGTATCCACTCGTCGGCGTCGGGGATGAAGATCATCGGCTGCAGTGCTGTGGTCGAGCGCCACACGTTGGCGGTGAGCAGCATGCGCTTGTAGTTGGCCGGGAGGTCGAACGCGCCCTTGACGCCGTCGCCCGTGAACAGGTTGGTCTTTTTCAGTTTCGTCCAGTCGCGGGTGTCGTAGGCGATCCGCTGCGCCATCTCGTTGGCGAGCGACAGCATCTCCTGCATGGTGCGGGTGCCGGTGATGTTGGTGAACACGCTCGATGGCTGGATCACGCCAACCACGGAGCAGACATCCTTCACCACCGTCAGCAGCGTCATGTCATGCCGCCTTCTCGGTCTTGGCGTCCATCGCCATCCGCACCAGCGTCTTGCGCGCCAATGAGCCGTGCGGCGCGTGCCCGGTGTTCGCGGTGATGTAGTCGCGCAGTTCCTTATCGGACATCGCCTCGAACTCCTGCTCGACGCGCTTGAGGCCCTCGATGTCCTGCTGCAGCGCCATGTTCTTGGCGCGCAGCGCTTCCACCTCGGCCTGCAGCTGCAGCGTCGGCACGTTCGACTTCGCGTTCTCGATGAACTCCATCGCGGCGTTCTTCAGTTCGCGCCCGCCTTGGCCAATGTTCTTCAGTTCCTGCCCGTCGAGGGTTGCGAGCGCTTCGACGGTGTAGATGTTCAGCGCCTTCAGTTCGGCGCGGCGCGCCTCGGTGAGGAACGGCGCATGCGCCAGCGGCGTGCCGCTCTTGGTCTGCGCCGACTGCGCCTTGAACTGGCGGTACTGCCGCGAGAAGCGTTCGGCGTAGGTGTACTTCACCTGAAAGCCGGTCTCGGGATCGGGCCGCCAGCCGCACACCTCCAGCGCCGGATGCACGCTGTAGTCCCGCGCGCCGGGTCGGCGGATTTCCACCACCTCGACGTCATCGCAGATCAGGCGGCCTGCCTCGCGGCTCTTGGCCTCGTTGGGTTCGGCGTGATGACGAAACAGCACCAGCAGCACGTCGTCGGGGTCTTGCGTGGCAGGCATAGATACTCTCCCAAAGGAAAAGGGGCCGCCGGATTGAGGCGACCCCTTGGTTGATCAGGCAGCAGGATTGCTGTCGTACATGCGCCAGTTGAACAGCGGATTGACCATCGTCAGTTCGCCCATCCACCCGATGAACTGGGCGATGGCGTCCTTGTCGATGGGCATCTGGCCGTCGCCCTCGAACAGCTTGTCGAAGTTGCGGTTCGGGTGATAGCGCAGACGCAGGCTGTCGGTGTTGATGCCGAACGTGGTGTTCGCTGGCATGTTCGAGCCGATGCCGCCGTCCAGCACGATCTCGGCACGCTTGCCGCCGCCGATGTACTCCAGTGCGGAGAAGCCCAGCTTGCCGAGAGAGGTCTCGTTCTGCTGGCGCTGGATCGCAATGGTGGCCGCATCGTAGGCCGCATAGTGTTCCGGCGACATGATCAACAGGTCGGCGTAGTCGCGGCCACGCGAGCGGTTGGTCATGACGTAGTTCAACATCGGGCGGATCGTGGTCGAGGTCACCTGCGTCGAGCCTGCCAAGAACGAGTGCGCGTCGAAGGTCGAGGTGCGCCAGATCGTGGCGCTGCCACGGTCGATGCCGCCGTAGACACCGGAGTTGGTGGTGATCGGGATCGCGGTCGCAAGGCCAGTGATCTGCTTGCCGCCGTTGGCGGTGCCGTCACTGTAGAGACCGGCATCCATGGTGTCCTGCAGGGCGCGCTCGGCAGCGTCGATATAGCTGTCGTACACGTCCATCAGCTGCGCTTCGCCTTCGTTGTTCAGGATTTCCTGCATCGAGAGAATGACAGGCACGACCACCATCTTCGGATCGAAGTAGGCGTCGTTGAACAGATCGATGGCGGGATTGAGCAGCTGGTCGTAGCCGGAATACCACTGCGCGACCTGCTTGCCGATCTGCAGCGTCTGGCGGATGCGCGGACCCGAATAGGTCTGCCAGAGACCCTTTCGCCGCATCACGGCGAGAAGGGCGTTGTTGTTACTCACAAGGTCTTGGTAGCCGGAAGAACGATCTTCCAGCGCCATCGACAAAATCTGCTGATAAGCAGCATTCGAGGTGACGTTGGGCATAATTGCCGCTCCACATGATCAGGGTTTATGTGCCGCTCCCGACGCGACGGATCGCGTTCTGGATTGCGTCACGACGACCGACGGGTTGATCTGCGCGCCTCGACGTCCCGTTTGAGGGGCCAGCGCCGGGTGAGCCTGAGATCGACTTGTCGGCAGTTCGGGTCTGAGCCGATGCGGAGCGGGTCTGAGCCGCGTGCGTGGTCGGGCGGAGTAACTCCGCGCGCCGGTAGGCAGTCTCCAGATCGAAACCGAACTTGAGTTCGTTCTCGATCAGGTCGCCCAGTTCATCGAACCTCGGATGCGCGTCGGCGAACTGATCGACCGCTGACCGGGTGTAAGAGAACTGGGCCTGAGTATGCATCTGTTGCAGGGTCTGCTTCAAGCCCGCAATCTCGGCATGCAGCGAGCCGATCTGCTGCTGCGCCGCCTGCTGCGCATTGCCCATCTGCATGGTCTTGAGCGCCTCGGGCGACTGGCTCAGAACGTGGTAGGCGATGTCGCGGAAGGTCAGCTTCTGGCCGTCGGGCGAGCGCAGGTTGAGGTTCGAGACGATGACGTCCAGCCCGCCAATCGGGTCTTGGCGCAGCTTCGTCTCCATGTTGACGTAGTTGGTCAGCGCCCGCTGCAGCGTGGTGCCGTGCTTGGTGGCGAGATCGTGGAAGGGACGAACCTTGTTCATCTCCTCATGGTCGCCACGGTAGCGCTTGTAGGCCTCGTTGAAGTCGCTCTCCATCCGATGCACGTCGGCGCGCACGTTCTCGCTCGCCTGATGCCACTCGGCCTTGCCGCGCTCGGAGAAGCGCGTCGGCGGCTCGCGGAACGGCGCATGCGCTGGCAATGGGTTGACCGGCTTCGCCTGCTGCTGCGCTGGCTGGCCTTGCGGCAGCGGTCGGCTGGTTCGCTCATCGGGTGTGCGCGGCGCGAACTGGCCACGCTCGCTGCGTGGCTGATCCGCTGGCCGCTTCTTCAGATCGAGGCCCTCGGCCTTGGTTTCTTCCGGCGGCTGATTGTGGCCGGGCTTGGCATCTGCAGGCTTCGGCGCGGGCCGCTCGGCGCGCTTTTCGGTCTTGGCTGGCGGACTGTTGGCGCGGTCGAACGCCGCCTGTATGGCCTCCCGGCGGCTCTGGGGGCGGTGTTCACTGCCCTTGATGTCGGAGGCGGGTTTGTCGGGGGCCTGCGAGCCGACCGGGGTCGGAGCCGTGACTGGCGGCGGCGTGACGACGACTTCATTGGTGGGCGCAGCAGCGGGCGCGCCGCCCGCAGGGGCGACGGTGACGTCTGACATATCTGATCTCCGCTATCGGGATTTATATTGTTCGATGGCCTTCTTGATCGAGGCGCGGCGTTCTTCCTTGGTGGAAGTGATGCGCTGCTTCGGCTTCAGCTTCTCGGTGCCGATCTCGATCAGGCCGTGCGCCTTGCCCACAGCCCTGAACTCACGCTTCGATGTGTAGAATTTGCCATCGACCTGCTCGGTCGGCGGCATGATGTCGGAAATGATGCTCGGCAATGGAAGGTCGGAGCGCGCGGGCTTCAGTTCGGGTCGCTTCACTCGAAACTTGCCCGGCGCAACCTCGACCAGTTCGATCACGGCGGCGGCACCACATAGACGACCGCGAGACCCGGCTTGCCTGCGGCGACCTTGGTCACCGCGATGCCCTTGCCGTTGGCGGCCTCGCTGATCGCCATGCCCAGTTTGGGCGTGGTGGCGGTGACGTCAGCCACCGGCATGCCCCCGGATGCGACGGTGACGACCGCGAGTGCCACTACCGCCGCCTGTGCGGCTTGCCGTGGCCGCCGCGATGCACACGCGCTTCCATCTCGGCGGCATCGGCGAAGGTGAAGTCAACCGGCTCGGAAACCTCCGGGCCGTTCTTGATCGTCACCTGCACCACGACCGGCTCGCTCCACAGCGACGGCTTGACGCCGGTTGACAGCGTGCCGTCCTCGTTGAGCGTGGTCGGCTCGTCGTGACCGGCGAAGGTGATGACGCTGTCGGCGAAAAAATTCTCGCCGCTGACGTGGAGATCGAAGTCGGCATCGCCGACCGCGCAGGCGTCGGGTGCCAGCGCCGAGATCACCGGCTTCGGCACATCGATATTCTCTGGCAGCGGCAGCGACACCGTCTGCGGCTCGTTGATGCTGGCGGAATACGGGAAGGGATTTTCGTTGCTCATGTGAACGTCCAGTTTTGCGGGCCACTGATGACTACGCCGCCCGTGATGACGTAGACGGGAAGACTTCCGGCGGTGGCCTTCTTCGGCGCGACCGCCGTCAGCGATGTCGAACTGACAAAGGTCGTCGGATAGGTGATGCCGTTGATCTGCAGCACACTCTGCTTGGTGAAGCCGGTGCCGGTCGCCGTGCAGGTCGCGGTGCCGCCGCCGCTCGCACCACCCGCCGCCACGCTGGTCAGCGCCGGGTTGACCGCAGGCGACAGGCTGGAGGCATGCGTTGCATTCGGCGAGATCGATTGGCCCGCCGCGTTCGCGATCCCGGTGAAGTTGCCGAGACACGACACCGTCTGCAGCTGGCCTGCAGGCGACGGGTTCGGCACGGCGGCGGTGACCACCACCTCGGTGCCAGCGCCCTCATGCGCGACACTCGATGACGCCGGGACCGCGCCGCCCATGTTCGGGTTGAACGGCGGCGAGCCAGCGCCGGGATAGGTGCCCTCGCCGCCGCCTGCGGTCGCAGCACTACCACTCGCAAGTGCCGCCGTATTGGCCGCGAACGCGGTGCCGGTCAGCGCACTGCCGTCATCGAAGTACGGCGGCGGGAAATCCTTCGGATTGACCGACGACCAGTTCTTCGGGTCGTTGTAGGTGTTCTTGGTGTAGTTCGGCACGTTCGGCGGCGTTGCGCCCGTGCAGGTGAAATTGGTCGGCGGCGTCGGGTTCGGCGGGGTCACGGTCAATGCGCTCTGGGCCATTGCAGTCTCCTCTGTGGAAGGGTAAAATTTCTATGTTTTCGAGAATAGGATTAAAGTCATGAAGCCGCACCATGTCGAAATCAGTCACAACGACCCCAGCGAGTTGATCGTTCTCGTCACGGTCAACAGCGAGGATAATGCGGTGATCGACATCATCGAGATGTTCGAGTTGAACAGGTACGAGGAGGCCCACGCGCTGGG